TGGGGCGCAACTAGCTCACTATTTGAAGCAATGTGGACAGCGTTCACATCTGCACCTAATACAGCTTTAGCTTTTACGCTTGTGTCTGCAACAGGTGCAAGCTTTGCAGGTACAGTGTTTCCAGTAGCACCTACAGCTGGCGGCGCTGCACCAGACGCACAAACAGACTCATGGGCAATGCTTTGCGCCTCAACACCAGTCCTCACAATCAGCTAGAAGCAATCGAAACGGGAGCACACAATGAAACTGCCAATCACGATCGAGTACACATCAGGCGAGTTCGGTACATATACCGCGCAACCGCCAGAGTGGGCGAAATGGGAAAACAAGACAGGTCTAACCATTTCACAAGCACAAAACAAGATTGGAATTGCCGATCTTCTATTTCTTGCGTGGAATGCAATGAAGCGCGAAGCTGGTGGAAAGCCAATCAAGGGCTTTGACATTTGGTGTGAAACTGTTGCAGACGTGACTGTCGGTGAGGTTCTCCCAAAAGCTACGCCGCCGGAAGCGTAAATCGCATACTGGTCGAGCTGGCACTGGCGACTGGTATAGCAATGAGCGAGTGGCATACGGCGGAGCAGATATACACAGCGCTTGAGATATTGGAGAAGCAAAATGAGCGACAGCGTTGAAATTGCCTATGACAAGGCTGATCTGCGTCGCGTCTTAGGTGCATTCAAAGCAATGGACGCTGAGGCTACAGTCCAAGCCAAGGCAGCCTCTGGAGCTTTGGCAGAATTTGCTCAGGACAAAATTATCGGCACAGCTACCGGTCGAGGTCGAGCAGCGGAAAAGATAGCCCGCGGATCAAAGGTTTCCAAGTCCTCAAAGATCGGTGAGCTGTCTTTTGGCTTTGCCAGTCAAAAATTTTCTGGCGGCGCAACTACAAAAGATCTTTGGGGCGGCAACGAATTCGGATCAAACAAATATAAGCAATTTCCAATTTGGTCAGGTTTCGGTCCAAAAGGTCGAGGATCTAACGGCTGGTTTATTTATCCAACATTGCGCGCCATTCAGCCCGAAATCATTGCTAAGTGGGAAAATGCTTTTGACAAGATCCTCAAGGAGTTTTAAATGGTTGCGCAAAGTAGAACGCTTAAGCTGTCGATACTTGCTGACGTTGACCAACTTAAAAAATCCTTAAATAGTGCAAACTCTGACGTAGAAAATTCAAGCAGCAAGCTTGGCGAATTTAGCAAAAAGGCTGGCGTTGCCTTTGCAGCTGCCGCAGCTGCCGCTGGCGCTTATGCCGTAAAACTTGCCGTTGACGGAGTTAAAGCTGCGATCGAGGACGAAGCTGCACAGATAAGACTTGCCACAGCTTTAAAAAATGCCACTGGCGCGACAGATGAAATGATTGCCTCTGTTGAAAAACAAATTCTTAAAACATCACTGGCAACAGGCGTTGCAGACGACCAGCTGCGTCCAGCGTTGCAGCGTTTGTCGCTTTCAACAAATGACGTCACAAAGGCTCAGGATCTTTTAAACCTTGCTTTGGATATTAGCCAGGCAACGGGCAAAGGTCTGGACTCAGTAGCGAACGCGCTTGGCAAAGCTTACGACGGCAACACTGCCTCTCTTGGCAAATTAGGAATTGGCTTATCTGCCGCTGAGCTAAAGGCAATGTCATTTACGGACGTACAGACAAAACTGTCAGATTTATTTGGTGGTGCAGCTGCGGCTAACTCAGAGACATTTGCTGGCCGAATGCAAAGGCTTAAGGTTACATTTGACGAAGCAAAAGAATCAGTCGGAGCGCAATTGCTTCCAATTATTCAACAGCTGGTTGAATTTGTTGTCAACAAAGTAGTGCCAGCATTGAGTCGCTTTGCTGATTTCTTTAAACCAATTACAAAAGCAATTGACGATAACAAAGAGTCATTTATTTTATTTATTGAGTTTATTCAAAGCTACGTTGTGCCAGTGCTTGTCACCGTATTAGGCGGCGCGTTGCAGACTGTCGGAAAGATCGCCGGGGCGGTAGTGGGCGTTATTGGATCAGTTATTAAGGTGATAAATACTCTAATCCAAGGAACGATCGACGGAATTAACTTTTTGATTAGGGCATACAACGCAGTCAATATTGGCTTGCCTGATCTAAAACCTGTCTCAGCTGGCGGAACACAATCAGGCGGAACATTTAGCAGCATTTCAGGCGTACTTGGATCAAGCATTCCAAGCCCTAATGTAAATACAACACCTATTCCAACAATTACAATTCCGACCATTTCAAGCGCCGTTGTCGCCAACGTAGCAAAAACAGCGGTTACATCAAAGGCTGTGACTTCAAATGTAAGCGGTAGCGGCGCAGGCTCAACTATAAATTTGACGGTCAACGGAGCAATTGACTCAGAAGGCACAGCCCGCACAATTGTCAACACTTTAAATAATTCTTTTTATAGAGGAACAGGCGGCGCAGACCAGCTTGTCGCAACCGTATGACACAGTGGTCGCCTGTCTGGCGTGTAAAGGTTGCTGGCGTTGACGTTACTGACTCGGTATTGGCCAGCTTAAATATCACTTCTGGACGGACAAATATCTACGAACAAGCTCAGGCAGGTTACTGCTCGATTACGCTTATTGTTTTTGATCAAGTGCCTATTGACTATGAAATAAATGACACCTTATCCGTAGAAGTTCAAGACACTTCTGCGGTCTATACGCCTATCTTTGGCGGCTCAATTGTGGATATTGCTGTCAGCGTCTCAGAGGTCGGCTCGACCGCTTATACGCAAGAGGTAACAATTACTGCCTTGGGGGCTTTGGCAAGGCTGCAAAAGGCGCTTACAGACGGAGTCTTGTCACATGATTTTGACGGCGATCAAATATATACAATTTTATCCGAAGTCTTATTTGCTCAATGGCAACAAGTTCCAGCGGCCGAAACTTGGGCTGACTATGACCCGACAGTAACTTGGGCAACAGCTGAAAACACAGGGCTGGGCCAAATAGATCGACCGGGCAATTATGAGCTGTCACAACGCTCATCATCACGTACTGTTATCTATGACCTAGTGGCAGCTTTGGCGACTTCTGGCCTTGGATATATTTATGAGGACGCCAACGGCCTGATTGGCTATGCAGACTCAACTCATAGGACGGTTTATCTTGCGGCCAATGGCTACACAGATTTAACTGCAAATCATGCTTTAGGGCGTGGCATAACAATTAAGACAAGAGCAGGCGACGTCCGCAATAACGTGACCATTAAATACGGTCAAAATAGCCAAAATGAAGTTAGTGATACAGACGAAACTTCAATTTACACGTATGGAACACTGTCTCAAATCATAAATACAACGATAAGACATCAAGCCGACGCTGAGGGTCAGGCCGCGTTTTACTTGGAATTGAGGGCTTATCCTAAGCCAATCTTTGAGCAGATAACTTTTGCGCTTACAAATCCAGAGCTGGACAATGGCGACCGAAACAGCCTTATTAACGTGTTTATGGGTCAGCCAATAGCTTTGAACGATTTACCGCTCAACATGTCCGCCGGTACATTTCAAGGCTTTGTTGAAGGCTTTACATTTAGGGCCAGTTACAACGAATTATCTGTCACGCTTCTTATGTCACCGTTAGCTTATTCTTTGCAGGCTATGCGCTGGAATGACGTCCCAATCAACGAAACTTGGGCAAGCGTGTCGCCAACTTTGACATGGGAATATGCGACAATCGTGTCATGATTGAAAGGAAAATAAATGGCTAATCCAACTACAAATTACGGCTTTGTTATGCCGACGTCAACAGATTTGGTAACAGACTTACCGGCGGATTTTGACGTCTTTGGGCAAGCTGTCGATACTCAAATGCTGACAAATGCCAACGCTGCAATAGCCAAAACTATTGTTGACGCAAAAGGTGACATCATTGCGGCAACTGCGGCAGATACCGTAAGCCGCTTAGCAGTAGGTGCAAACAACACAGTATTGACCGCCGACTCAACCGCTGCAACGGGCATAAAATGGGCGGCTGCAAGCAGTGGCGCAATGACTTTAATCAAGCGCGCAACCTTTTCAAGTGTCGCAGATACAGGAACAACTTTTGATAGTATTTTTTCATCAACTTATGGAAGTTATTATATTGTTTTTGAAAGTGTATCTGCGGCGACAACAGCAAATAATTTTTATTTACAATTCAGATATGCAGGTCCAACAACACAGACCGCAGGATATACCTTTAACCGAATTACTGTGACCGACTTAAATTCAACTATCACCAATAATGTGAGCAGCGGTGTTGGTCAATTAATTATGAATGCAGATATCGGCAGTTCTGGATCAGACTCCAGCAAAGGATTTCTAAATCTTTACGGAATAAATGGTACTTCAGCCGATAGACCCACTTTTAGCGGATTTATGTCTCACAATAATACGGCAGCATTTTCAAGTACAGTCGGCTATTGCACCGCTGCGCGAGTTTATACAGGCATGCTTTGTAAGGCTTCAAGTTCAAACATATCAGGAACGATTTCAATTTATGGATTGGCGGTCGCATAATGTCACTGGAAACTATCAAAGCGGAACTCATAGCAAAGAATCCAACACTTCAATCAGGAAGTGATGAGGACGGTTATGTAGAAATAACTGGCAAGGATTACGACGCCGTCATTGAAAATTGGGCAAAAGCATTACTTGACGCACAAGCCAAAGAAGCAGCCGAAGAAGCAGCTGCGACAGCAAAGGCGGCATTGTTGGAGCGATTAGGGATAACGACCGACGAAGCGAAGCTCTTGCTTTCATGACTTATCCGATTGGCACAGCCGCAGCTCTAATCGAGGTTGCTTTGCTTGAGGTTGGTACAGTGGAAACAGGCAACAACCTGACCAAATATGGCAAATACACAAAAGCCGACGGCCTACCTTGGTGCGGATCTTTTGTAAATTGGTGTGCCAATGAAGCTGGTGTAAAGATTTCGAGCATGGTTAGTACAGCTGCCGGCGCTGAAAGAATGAAAAATCTTGGTCGCTGGCACACAGTGCCGAAGCTTGGCGATCTTTGCTTTATGGACTTTCCACACGACGGCGTTGATCGAATAAGCCACATTGGAATTGTGGTCAGTATTGGCAAAACAAGCGTGTGGTGCATAGAAGGCAATACCTCTGGCACTGGCGATCAACGCAATGGCGGAATGGTAATGCTCAAACAACGCTACCTTGGCAAAGAAATTGTTGGTTTCGGTAGGCCAAAATACACAGAATATGCTGGAGAATTTCCTGTAGTACAGCTGCCGAAAACGGCTGTCAAGGAGAAAAAATGAAAGAGTTAAAACCTATGGTGGCGAGCGACGCTCGATCATTTATTGCAGCAAGTTTGGCCGTTTATATGGCTGGTGTGACAGATCCTAAAGCTATTTTGTCGGCTGGTCTTGCGGCTGTCGTGCCGGTACTTATGCGTTGGCTAAATCCTAAAGATACGGTTTATGGCCGCAAGTGATCTTAAAATTGCAAGCGGCAGCGCTAGCATTGTGCCTTTTGCTGGCGCTGTCTGCTTGTGGTTATCAGGGATATACACGTTATCCATGCCAAGAATTTGAAAATTGGGAAAATGATGAATGCCAACGACCAAGGTGCGAAGCGCAAGGCGTCTGCACAGAGGACTTACTTGGAGACATTGTTAAACCACAACCAAAATCACCGTAGATATCAAAAACGTTTATCTCCAGAGGAGATCAAAGCCCGGTTAATTTTGTTTATTGGCATGACTCTTTCGATAGTTTTTTTAATTGTTACGCTAGGGATTACCTATGCTTTGATTTTTGTAACTCAGCCAGTATCGGCTCAAGCTCCTAACGACGCAGCTTTTATTGACTTGCTGAAAACGCTGGCCATTTTCTTGACTGGATCACTTGGCGGCGTACTTGCCTCTAACGGCCTCAAGGACAAAACGCCTAGCGACACGCCCA